ATCGTCGAGGGTCTCGTCCTGACCGAGCCCCGCGGCCGCGTCGCTGATCCGGTAGACCGCAACGCCGAAGGGTTCGCACTTCTCGACGGCGACGAAGAAGAAGTCGAAGACCGGCCGGCCGAGGATCTCGCTGACGAGCGGGAGGTAGAAGCCCGCCTGCCGGTGGTAGCCGTACTTGAAAACGGCCTTGTCGAACGAGCCGAAGTCCTCGCCGTTCAGCGACTCCACGGTTTTCAGGTCCGCGATGTAAGGCCGACCCTGCGAGAGCGAGCAGCCTTCCGCGTTGAACCAATCGGTCCGGCATTGGAGCGGGAGCGATCCCTGCGTGCGCCAGCTCAACTCCGCGGCACCATTGCCGAAAAGCTCGGACGCGAGCGGATGCTGGCGGACGGCGTCGGTCATCGCGATGATCTGCGCGGCCTCGTCGGTGTCGATCACGATCTTGCCAGCGTTCGCGAGCTCGAAGGCGTTCCACTTCTCCTTTCCCTCCTTTGTGCGCCTATCGATGCCCTCCGGCTTGATCGCGTAGCGTGCCGGCATCTCGCCCGGTTCGAGCACCGAGCAATGGACCGCGGAGCCCAATCGAAACGCAGCGCCCGGTTCCTCGGGCGTGATCTCGCGGGTGATGTACCGCTTGTAGTAGAGCGCCGGCCGGCGGCGGAACGTCTCGAGCTTCGAGTGCGAGATCGCGGCGTTGCCGTGATACTCGGCGTTCGTCTCGCGGATCATGTCGCACCTCCGTCCGCCTTGCAGTCGAGGTCGTGGAGCCCGAGCGCGATCTCCGAGAGCTTCAGCTCGGCCTCGGTGACTGTTCGGTACGCCTCCCAGTAGGCGCCCGCGTTGATCTCGTTCGAGGCTTTCGTGACTCCGTCGATGACGTCGAGGAGCGCACCGATGAGTTGCGCCCGCGCCATGATCTCGCCGTTGGTCGGCTTTTGTTGTCGTTGTGCGACCATGTCAGGAGCCCTCCGGGAGTGAGAGCTTGGTCTGGAGCGGATCGACGACGGCTTCGCTCTCGTCCTTGAAGCGAGCGGACCAGCCGAGTTTCACGATGACGGTCGGAGCCTCGGCGAGCGCGTCGAACTCGACGGCGACCGTAACCTTCGCACGCGGCTCGGTCTTGTCCTCGTCGTCGATGAACGACTCGGTCGCGGCCTTGCAGATTGACGGGAAGTGGGTCTCGAAGAGACCGCGGAACTGTTCGGTTGCGGATGCGATGATCGCCTCGCGGATTTCGTTTTTGCTCATGGTGGTCAGAGTTGGGAGGTGAGACCGGCCGCGACCTTGTCGGCCGGCGTGACGTTGATCGGTTCAAGTGGCGTGTCGCGGACTTCTTCCATGGTACGGAGACCCTTGAGCACATCACCGAAGACATCGCGCAGCAGGAATCCGCGAGCGCGGAACTTGAGCATCCGCGCCGGATAGTCGGTCCACGGTCCGGCCTTGCCCCAGAGCTTCGCGGTCTTCGCGTCGGCGGTCGTGAAGGTCTCGGTCTGCGGATCGAAGCCGCGGCGCTTCGCCGTGATCTTGTAGCCGAACGAATCCTTGCCGCGTTCTCCGACCTCCTCTTCGGAGTAGGACTCAAGCTGGCCGCTCGAGCGCACGAGTGCGAGCGCCGTGTCTCCGAAGAGACTCGGCCGGCCGTTGACCACGGCGATGTTCGAGAGCGCAGCCATCGGCGTCAGCCCGAGCTCGGCGCCCCATTGCAGCGCGACGAGGACTGACTCCGGCTTCTCCATGCCGCGAGGCGCGAAGCCCGAGGAGACTATTGCCTTCGCAAATCGGAAGGCATCCTCGAGTGATGTCAGTTGCACGCCGGAAGCTCCGAAGGAGATCGGCGAGGAGACGGTCGGCTTCGCGACCGCGAGTTCGGTTTTGTCGGTTTCGGTATTCATGTTATTCGTTGTTCCTGTTGTTGTTTTGATGCCGGTCGGTTGCTGGGGAGCGGCCGGCCGGCGTTAAATCAGAAGGGAACTTCTTCGCTGATCGGCTCCGGCTGAAGCACGGGAGCGGGCGTTGGGATCGTCCCTCGGCGCTGGTGGACCAGAGTCCGAGCAGCCTCGCGCAGCGCGACGTCAGCCGGCCGCGGAGCGAATGGCGTCCCGTCTTGCTTCAGCTTCGGCGGCTGCTCCTTTGCGTACCACTCGACACTCTTCGCGCCGAGGTCAGCAAGCGCCCGTCCGGTGTTCTTCCCGAAGTGGACCTGAACTGCCCCCGCGTTCTCGACCGGCGTGATCGGGAGCGGGATCTCCTCGGACATGGCGGCAGGAGCCGCGGAAGGCGTCGCCGCGGCAGGCGCCCTCGTTTGCGTCAGCGCCGAGCGGATCGCTCGGACCTCGAGCATGAGCTCGGTGAATTGTTCGTTGGTCATTTCAATAGCCTTCTTTTCTCAACTTCTCGAGCAGGTTGCGTTCGTAGGTCGAAACATAGATTGATTTGAATCCGAGTTCCCACGCGAGCCGGTAAGCCCACGAGACCGAGATTCCGGCCTCATGAGCGAACTCCTTCGGCGTTTTACCGGCACGCAAGGCGGTATCGAGCTGGGTGCGTATGTCGTAGATCATGTGAGCTTGAGTTCGCCGGTCTTAGAATCGCGCTCAATCTGCGAAAGGTTTCGCACCGCCTGTCGGAAGTAGCTCGGTTTAAGCTCAACTCCTACTCCGCGCCGGCCATTCAGCACGGCCCCATAAACCTCGGAACCGACTCCCATAAACGGCGTGAAGACTACCTCGTTAGGATTAGACCAAAGCACGACCGCCCTCTCGATGACGTCAAGCTGGAGCGGGTGAACGTGGCGCTCGTCGTCCTTGTCTCGGCTCTCCTCGTAGGCGAGCACGTTTTCGATGCGGATGTCATCCCAGACGCATGACGCATACTGGCGCCAAATCCAATGCGAGAATCGGTTTTCCGTCTGCTTGCCCTCGTGGCCCTTCCACTCAAGTAGCTCACGAGGCATCTGCCGCTCGCCTGCGTATGAGTGGAGCCCGGTAGGGTGCGCTACTGGTATTGGGTTTTCTCCCTTCTTTCGGAAACAAAGCAGGTAGTCACCGCCGGCCACGTCACACAGAGTCGAATCTTCCACGATCTGTGCGTGTGCTAGCCCCTTAGCCATCGTCCGAAGTCGAACTCCGAGCGGCTCCTTCCAGATAACTCGCCGCATACAGAACTGGAAACCGTGTCGCTCGTGAGCTCGGATGATGTCGCCGGGGAAGTCAATCAGCCCCGACCCGACATTTGCTGCGATGCCCATCTTAGCTGTAGGGCCGTTGCCCGTTCCGGCCACGTCCATACAATGCACCGCAGTAATGCGCCCCGGTTTCGTAAGCCTCGCAAGTTCCGAGATCACGAAATCGTAATGCTCGAAAAACTCGGAGTAGGATCGGCAGTTCGATAGATCGCGCTCGCTGCTGCTGTAGTTGTAAAGGCCGCAGAATGGCGGAGAATAGACCGAGAGGTCGATTGATCCGTCAGGCATCGCTCGCATAACGTCGATGCAATCTGAGTTGTAGAGCGCAAAGCGCTCCGTGATGTGTTGTTTATCGTTGTTCATAACCAATTAGGGAAAACAGGATTTAGCTTGGTATGTTTCGCTCCTTCTATTCTGAGCTCGTCGTTGATTAGCGCGACGAGATGCTTGAACATCGCGTCCGCCTGATCGGCCTTGCGCTGAAGATTAGATACGACCCCGGACTCTCCCTCGGAAGCCACGACATCAATCACGACGTCGCGCTTCTGACCAAAACGCCAGCAGCGCCGGACTGCCTGATACCATTGCTCAAACGAGTGGGACGGAAAAAACGTCTGATGCGCGCAATGCTGCCAGTTCAAACCAAACCCAGCGATCTGCGGCTTAGTAATTAGGACGCGCAATTTACCGGCCGCAAACGCCTCAAACGTCTCCTCCTTCTTGTCGTCGTCGTCATCACCTGAGACTTCGGCTGCATCCTCGATCAGTCTACCGAGCATCTTGCCCTCGTCATTTAGATGACACCAGACCACCGCCGGCCGCCCCGTGTTTCCGACTAGGCTTGCGACCAATTCGCACCGCTCGACAATCGTGCGCCTCCTCTCTTCTCGCTGCTCTTGAAGCGACATCGCCGGCATATCAAACAGCATCCCGTCCCGTTGATTGCGCGCCGTCACGACGTGCTCTTTTGTAGTCAGCTTAGGAAGGATAAATGGCCCGTCATCGCAGCCAATATCGCTTGGACGGCGAACAGCTCGCGCCCAAGAACAGACCCACCTCCAGAAATCGCGCTCTGAATGGCCGCGGAATCTCCACACGCCGGCCCGATGCTCGTCTGACCGCGATGTTGTTGGCCCTTGCTTCTTGAAAAAGCGGCCGAGCATATCGGAAAACCCCATCTCTCCAAGCGCTTCGCTCGAGGTTCCTAGCTCGATGTAATCGTTAGGCGCTGCCGTTGCGGTGCATAGCAAGCGATATGGAATCTTCCGAGCGAAGTCCGTGACTGCCGCCTTGGTCATTCCGTCGAAGTTCTTTAGGATTGAAGACTCATCGCAGACTACGCCCGCGAATTGATTGCGGTCGAAATGGTGGAGCCGCTGATAATTCGTAACCACAACTCGGGCTCCAGATGGAAAAGTTCCATCCGATGATCGCACGCACTCGACTCCGAACTTTGCTCCCTCCTCGACGGCCTGCCGCGCAACTGCTAGCGGAGTCAGTACGAGCACCGGCTTATTCGTGTGCCGCACAATGTTCTCGGCGAAGGAAAGCTGAATAGCAGTCTTGCCTAAACCGCAGTCCGCAAAAATTGCGGACCGTCCGCGTTGCACGGCCCAAGTCACGAGCGCGCGCTGAAAGTCGAAAAGTTTATCTGGGATGAATGTCGGCTCGAATCCGTGCTTTGCTCCGACGTGACGCTTGGCATCAAGGAAGGATTCGTAATTCACCGCATCGCCCTCCGAACCTTGGCCGCGTAATTGACGGTAGCCTGCTTCTTATCGCCTCGCGGCCCGCCATTGTGGATGCGTGCGAGCGTCTCGACGTCTCCCGCAGCCCACGCCTTCGCAGCGTAGCGTTGCAAATAGGCCGAGACAACGCGTCGGGCGAACGCCAGATCAACGACCTGCTCGTAAGTGCCGGCGACGCGAGAATCCGCGAAGTAGGCGCGAGAGATCTGAAGCGGCCCGAGACTGCGACCATTGTCGCCTAGAATCGGTCCTTGCCGGCCGGAGGTCTCGACGAGATGCAGAGCGCGCCAGAACGACTCCGGCGGTGCGGCGTGAGCCGCAGCCGCGAGAGCGAGGAAAAGAGCGAGGCGCCTCACGACGCCACCTCCTGCGGCACCCAGCCGCCTCCGCGAAGCGCGTTTATGTCGCCACCTGACGCGAGCACCTTGTAGCGATGCGGCTTGCCGCTCGCCCACTCGTAGGAGGTATGGCGTTCGATGACCCACGCGGCCGTCTCGCCTTTAAGGTCGGGGATGTATTGCCGCGCCTCGCGCAGCGTCGGGAAGTGGCCGAGAACGTCCAGCACGTCGCCGTGCTGGTCGATGGCTCGGACCTCAATTTCGGTCAGCTTCCAAGTCTTCACGACGCCACCTCCTCAAACCGCGACCATCCGAGACGCTCGCAGTTTGCGACAATTTCAAAGCAGACTTTTGCGAAATCGTTCGCGAGGCTGCACATCGTTTTGCCTAGGTCTCGACCGGATTGGTCTTCGACGGAGACGCGCATCTTGCTGACCTTCGGATAAAGCACGACCACCGTGCGCTGTCCGTTTGACCAAGGACTGATGAAGCAAGTCGCGGATCTCACGACGCCACCTCCTTCTTCACCAGATCATCAACAAAGCACTTCGCCTCGAAGAGCGAGCAGAGGCACTCCCGTGCGCTCAATGCCATCTCGCCGCGCTCAAAGCCTCCTTTGCTGTAGACTGAATAGCTTCGGCCTCTAACGTCTTCATCTTTTAGCTGCACCATATCGAACGAGGTGATGATGTAGCCTCGGTAGTTGCGGATCGTCGTTTTCATTTGTCGTTGTTGGTTTTGGTCTCGGGCTTGATTGCCTCCGACGTCCACGACAAAGGACGATCCCGCGCCCGATGCCAAGCCAAAAGAGAAAAATCTTTTAGTGCCTCGGCAAGCGGCCAAGGCTCAACGACTTACGGAAGACGAAAAAAGGCGGGTCAAACGTCCGTCGCGTCGGCGAAAGCGTCGGAACCGAAGTCGGAGATCACCGGCTCGGCCTTGGCCGCGAGGTAAAGCTGACCGATTGCGTCGTGGTCTTGCAGGACCGCGTTGCCGAGATACTGGTCGAACTTCGCACCGGTTAGCCGGAGCTTCGCGATGTACGGAACGAGCGGCTGCTTGCCGGTCTGCGCCGCGTTCGCGTCGAGGTAGAGCGCGAAGAGCGCGACGGCCTCGCGCACGCTGCGGTCCCAGCGG